TGCCCAGCTAGAAGCCAAAAGGGATTTCGCCCTCAAAGAGTGGCTGCTAAATGGCGTTCAAATCATTCCCGACCTTTATCGCTGCCTTGCCGACAAGTTCGGTAAACTCGGTGAGGACTGGGAAGTGCTGGCAGCCGAAGAACAACTCTACGAGCCCATCACAGAATTCACGGAAGCAGAAAAAAAGTTTAAAGGCTTTATTGACCTCGTAGTCTACTCCAAGAAGGATGAGAAAATCCACTTGATTGACTGGAAGACCTGTTCCTGGGGTTGGCGACGTGAAAAGAAGAGCGACAAAATCCTCGCCTACCAACTCGTATTCTACAAACACTTTTATGCCCAGAAGTACGAAGTTGACCCGAAAGACGTTGACTGCCATTTCGTTTTGCTCAAACGAACTGCGAAGGCTGGCAAGAAAGCCGAGTTCGTGCGGGTGACGGCAGCGAAAAAAAGAACAACAGACGCACTTAACGCCTTGACAAAAGCGTTGCATAATATTAACAAACAGAACTATATCAAGAACCGTGCTGCTTGTACAAACTGCAAAGACCGATTCGGCACTTGCGAGTTTTACCAGACGGAGTATTGTCCATGAGGAACAAAAAATGAGCAATCAAAAAACGCAAATCCCGCCAGGATTGGATAAGACAGATAAAATTAAAATTCTTACACTAAGTGATCACCCAATGCTGCCTTCTGGTGTGGGAACACAAACAAAGTACATCTGCGAAGCACTTTTAAAGACAGGAAAGTTTAGAATTCTTTCACTGGGAGGTGCTGTACAGCACCCTAACTATCAACCAACAAAAACACCTGAATATGAAGAAGATTGGGTATTATGTCCGACTGATGGTTACGGGACAGAAGACCTAATTAGACAAGCTCTTATCTCTTTTAAACCAGACATCTTATATTTTATGACGGATCCAAGATTTTATGAATGGTTGTGGAAGTTTGAAGATGAAATCAGATCAGTTGTGCCAATGGTATATTACCATGTTTGGGACAACTTTCCTGCACCCAAGTTCAATAAACCATATTATGAGTCAAATGACTTTATAGCAACTATATCAAAAGTTACAAGCCAAATAGTTAAAGAGGTGTCACCAGGGGTGGAAGAAAAGTATATTCCACATGCTGTAAATTCGGATATCTTCTGTCCCCCAAAGAGCGCCGAAGATAAAATAAAGATTCAAAGATTAAGAGAGCAGAATAATTTACAAGATAAGTTTGTCTGCTTTTGGAACAATAGAAATGCCAGGAGAAAACAAAGCGGAAGCCTAATGTTTTGGTGGAAAGCATTTTTGGATGAAATAGGACATGATAAGGCAACTTTAATTTTACACACAGATGTCAATGACCCGCACGGGCAGCCACTTGAGTATTTAGCAGAACACCTAGGGTTGACTGGGCAGAACCAAATTATGTTTTCAAAGCAGAAGGTGGAGCAGAAAGATCTTGCAAACTTTTATAAGATATCGGACTGTACTATTAATGTATCAGATGCGGAAGGTTTTGGGCTAGCGACTCTTGAATCATTATCTTGTGAGACACCAATCGCCGTTGTAATGACGGGAGGATTGCAGGAACAAGTAACAGATGGAAAAAACTGGTTTGGTGTCGGTATGTATCCAACATCTCAAGCTGTAATAGGATCCCTTCAATGTCCATGGATTTTTGAAGATAGAATAAGTGAAGAAGTTTTTGTGGAATCCATGAAAAAACTGTACAATATGAGCCAAAAAGAAAGACAAGAACTTGGAAAAATGGGTCGTGAACATGTCATGAAGAATTATAACTTTGAAAATTTCAACAAAACCTGGGTTGAAACAATGTTACATATTCATGAAAAGTATGGGTCTTGGTCAAACAGGAAAAATCACGAAAGAAGATGGGAGATGTTTGAACTATGAAAAAAGTATTAATTAGAGGCCCGCTTTTAAGCAGAAGTGGGTACGGTGAACACGCAAGATATATGTTCCGAGCAATTTCTTCTAGACCCGACTTATTTGATGTTTATGCGCTCCCGCTAGGGTGGGGACAGTCTAGTTGGACACACCAAGAGACAGAGGAAAACAAAAAGATTACTGAATGTATAAACAAGACTCAAACTTGTGGCGCATTTAATCAAAATGGATTGGATACAACATTTTTTGATATATCTTTGCAAGTTGGTATCCCACATGAATGGAACAAGCTCGCAAAATATAACATAGGAGTCACAGCAGCAGTAGAGACAACACAAGCTAGTGGCAAGTGGATTGATAGCTGTAATAAGCTAGTCGATAGAATTTTTGTTACATCAGAGCACGCTAAAAATAGCTTAACAAATCCTGTATATGATCTGGTGAATGAGGCCGGGCAAAGTGTAGGGAAAATGAAATGTAATACACCAATAGATGTTATTTCATATCCCGTAAGAAAAACAAAACCAGATAAAAAGTTCCAGAAAAAGATTAAACTCGATACAGATTTTAATTTTCTCACAATGGCTCAATTTGGTCCAAGAAAAAATTTAGAGAACTCAATATTTTGGTTTTTGGAAGAGTTTCGAGATAATCCAGATGTAGGATTAATTGTTAAAACTCACCAAATGAATAACAGCGGTATTGACAGAGCCCAGGTGTGTTCGGTAATAAAAAGGGCATGTGATGCGGTTCCTAATAGAAAATGTAAGGTTTATCTGATTCATGGAAACCTTACAGATGAAGAAATTTCCTCTTTCTATACTCATCCAAAAATTCATGCTTACATGACAGCAACTCATGGAGAAGGTTTTGGTTTGCCTATTTTTGAAGCAGCCCACAATGGGATGCCGGTTGTAGCACCTGCTTGGTCGGGGCATATTGATTTTTTATATGCTGATGTAGAAAATGAAGTATCAAAGAGAGTAAAAAAACAGCCAATGTTCACAAAGGTTAAGTATGAACTAAACGAGGTTCAGGAAGCAGCAGTGTGGGACGATATTGTTGTAAGGGGATCAAAATGGTGCTTTCCTGACGGGGCAGATTTTA